AGCCTCGCCCCCCGTTTCGCCCGTTGCTCCACAGGCTGAGGCGGGGGGTATTATTCCTGCAATCAAAGGCGCATTTGCCGGAGCTGGCACTGAAGCTTATAACGCAATTCCACGCGACCCTTTAGCGTTGTCTGAAGAACAGCAAACGGAGATTGCCCGTTCTGGCGTCACGTCGCGCTTTGGGCAGGCGGCAATGGCAATCCCTTATCAAGTGGGAAATGTAGTTAATGCTATTCCCGGTGCCGTAGGCGGCGCGGCGGCTGGCGCTATCGGTGGGGCAATAACAGGTTATCAGGGCAAACCTGCTGAATACGAACAGAACGTGCAAAAAGCGCAACGCGAAGTTGTTGATCCGTATTTTGCTTTTGAAATGGGCCGCGCTGGTGAGCCCGGAATAAAAGTGCCAAAGCCCAAAGAGCTTGCGCGCACGGAAGTTCCTAAAACTTCTGTTGCTCCAACTGGCACAAAGCCGTGGGAAGATTTTAAACAGCCTGTAGAACAACCTGAAGGGCAGCCGCTTACGATCAAGAGTGCGGCAATTGAAAACCCAATCACAGGCCAGCACTTCACAGGCGAAAGTCATGCGGCTGTACGAGAGATGTACCCATCCACTGAAGGTGGCCGCGAAGGTTTCTTTACGTCCACAGGAGAGTTCGTAGACCGCAACACCGCCGCAGAAATTGCGCGCAAAGCCAAGCAAGTGCCGGAAGACTTCACGGGCGAGCTGCATTCCGAACACCTTAAGGGTTACCCTCAAGAAGGTAAGCCCGGCGGGGAAGAGCCGCCCGCGTCCATTAAAAACGAGCCTATCCCTCCGGCACCTGTCGAAGCTCGTGCACCTGTGTCTGTCAAAGACCGCCCTATTCCTGAAAGCCCCGCCACCATTGCAGCGCAGCTCAGGGAGTTTGAGGCCGGACGGCGACCCGCCGTGTTCTATCCAAGCACCATGCCCAAAGAAACGATCCCTACACCGCCGAAAGGTGCGGCGGTTTATACCGATCCGAACAAGGGTACGTTCCATTACGATCCAAAATCTTTAAGTGTGCAGCAGCTCAAAGAGGATATTGAAGCCGACCGTTTCGGAAAGCACCTCGGCCTTGGCCCTTACAATAAAGCCGATGTGGAGGCCAGCGTTGGGCGCGGGCACCAGCCGCTGAACGTTGTCGAGCGCCTGCCAGATGGCACGGAGCTTCGCGCCGCCGCAAGCACATCCGAATACGCCCCCGAAGTGCAAAAGGCGTTTGAAGCCAACAAGAACCCTGAGAGCACCATCACGGTTGAACCTATGGGCAAAGTGGTTGACGAGCGAATGAAGGTTCTGCCCGAAACGCCGACTGAGCCAAGTGCGTCCACCGCACCAACTAAAGCGCCTCTTGCAGCTCAATACCTTCACGCCTATGCCGACGGGCTTCGCCAGCGTTTTGGAATTAAAAGCTCCGTGTTGGTTAATATCGTTAAACGGGAAAAACTTTCGGGGCGGGGCGGTCAAGCCAGTATGTTTAGAGATAAATACACGGGAAAATATTTAACTCATATTATTGAGTTTGAAGAAGGTTTAGGCATTGCAGAAATGGCGACGATATTAACCCACGAGTTTGGGCATATCATAGAAAAAGAACTTTTAGACAGAGCACCTGAAGCAACAAAAAAAGCTATTATAGACGCGTGGACACGCGAAATGGCAGAAAAACGTCCAAAAAGTAAAAAGCAGGAAATCAAAGAAGCCTATGCCGCAGGTGTCGGCGAAGGGGTAATTTCCCGCGCCAAGGAAGAATTAAAAGGTCGCACCCCTGATTACTCAAGTATGGCTAAGTATACGAGGCGATTTGATGAATGGTTTGCCAATCAAGTTTCTAAATTTTTAACTACAGACCGTGCAGCCGTGAGTGTTGCCGATAAATTCTTTAAAGGTATCGCTAATCTGTGGAAAGCTTTGTACGAAAAATTTACAGGGCGCAAAAGCGCCAACAAAGAAGTTGCTGATTTCTTACGCAAGCAAGGTAAATTTTTCGACGAGATTGCCCCTGAGCTTCGCGGAACCGAAAGCACACCTTCTTTATTCGACGTTATCAGCGAAACCAAAGGTATGACCCCTGAAGATGAAGCGCTTAAAGAAGCTTTCACGGGAGAAGAGCCTAAAAAAGAAGAACCTCTTTTTGATGTTTACAGCAAAATCAAAGGTGAGCGCGAAGCCCGCGCTGCCGCTGAACCCTTACGCAATATTGGTGTAGAAGGGGTAAAAGCCGCCGCAGATACATTCAAAGCGATCTTTGCGCCTGAGCTTCGTGAAGGGGGTCGCGTTGCCGAAATGGCTTTGCGCCGTGAAATGGGCCGCGAAAATCAACGTGCAGAGCAAGTTAGAAAAGTGTTTGAGCCTATGCAGCGCATGGTCAACGCCATGGGCGATGCACAGAAGCTTGACCTTATTCAGTGGATACAACAGCCCGGCAAGATGTTGGCGAAGGGTAAGGAAATTCCCGCCGAAATAAAACCCGTTCTTCAGGCGGTCAAAGACACTTACGCGCTCTACCGTGCGCGTCTTGAACAACTGCCCGCTACACAGCAAATGAACTTTGTGGATGACTATCTGCGGCAGATGTGGAAAGACCCGAAGAAAGCAGAACAGTTTTTTGGTGGCGGCAAGGAAGGTTCAAAAAGCTTTACCAAAGGCCGCATTTACGACAGCTATGAGCAGGGCATCCGTGAAGGCGGGCTTGAGCCCGTAACGCTTGATCCGATTGAGATCACGATGCGCTATGTCGAAAACGCTTCGAAGTATATTGTGGCCGAAGAAGTCATTGGCACGGCAATGGATCAAAAAACAGTGCGCTATTTTCCGGCGGGTAATGCACCTGAAGGCTGGTCAGAAGTTGGCGGACGCCATAGGACAAAGGTACAAGGCGGAAAATTAGCGTATGCTTATGCCCCCGATGGCTGGGCCCGTGTTTACAACAACCATATTTCCCGCACCATGCAAGGACCTGTGGGGGATGTTTTGCGCGTTGCACAGCGGGTATCAAACGCCGCAACCGCTTTAAAACTTGCTATTTCTGGATTCCATTTTGCCATGATGGGGCAAGAAGGCGTTGTCAGCGGCGTTGCCGATGCGTTCAATCAAGCCGCACGCGGGAATTTTTCTGGTGCGGCGCGGTCACTTGTGGAAGCTCCTGTAAAGCCGTTTACTTCGTACCGTAAAGGTAGGCGAGCAATGGAGGCATATCTTGATTTGAAAGAAGCTTCTCCTGAGCTACGCAAGATTATTGACCTTGGGGTGCAGGTCAACTATCGGTTCAAAGGTAAGGGCAACATCGCTGACGAATACCGTTTTTCTGGCAAGGGTAATTATGTTCAGGCATGGAAACGCGGCTCGCTGAAAGCAGAACTTTTGTCCGATCTGCACGATGCAAAATTGCGCCCGCTGGTGGGCACGATGAAACTCATCGCTAAAAACCTTGGGCGAGGGATGGAAACTGTTTCTTCGCCTTTGTTTGACTATTATATCCCCGCCATTAAAAACGGCGCATTTACGGACAGCTTAGGGAAATGGCTTCAGGACAACCCCGATGCAACCCATGCGGAGCAGGTTGCCAAAGCTCGTGAGGTTGCAAATGTAGTGGACGAACGCTTTGGTGAGATGAACCAGCAAAATATTTTTTGGTCGCAAAATTTAAAGCAAGTCGCGCAGGTTTTATTGACTTCGTTCTCTTACGAGCTCGGAACGATCAAAACTCTTGGTGGCGGGGCTCTTGACGTAGCTACAGCACCGTACCGCGCAGGTCGCGCATTGCTTGGCAAAGAAAACGCAAAGCCAATTTGGACTGATAAAATGGGCTATGCCGTAGCGTTGCCTTTGGTCTACGCAACTATGAACGCTATCACACAGTACCTTTACACTGGTCAAGGGCCACAGGATGTTCAAGATTTACTTGCCGCCCGTACAGGAGGTATAGACATCCGCACAGGAAAACCAAACCGTATGCAGTGGCCTAGCTATATGAAGGATGTATTTGGTTGGTATAATGACCCTGTGCAGGAGGCGGAAAACAAAGTTAGCGTTGGGCTTCAGATTGCAAAAGCGCTCATCACCGACTCGGCTCGGTTTGGCGACCCTATTACGGCTTCTACTGATACGCGGTTTCAAGCTCTTAAAAAATACCTTGAGTTTGTTGTGCAATCCGAAATACCTATTTCATTCTCCAACATATTTAACGCGCCGCCTTCATCCGACATTGGGCCAGTTGCACGGTTCTTTGGTGCAAAGCCCGCCTCTATGGAATTTATTGACCCCGAAGGCTACAAAAGCATGATGAAAGCGGTTAGACTGAGCAAAGACGCTGAAGCGGCTTGGCACCAGTACACGGCCAACGAAGTTGCGGCGGGACGGCCAGTCAACTACCGGATGAAGCGGATCATCGAGCAGCAATACAAAAGGGCGAACGCACAATGAAATTTCTTATTATCGACCCTCAGGGCGCAGCTCTTGACATTGCGATCCGCGCACAGCGCGACGGGCATAAGGTCAAGCACTTCATCCGTCAGACGGAAAAAACCAAGTACATTGGTAAGGGCTTTGTCGAGCTGATCGACGACTTTAAACCTTGGTTGCGCTGGGCGGATGTGATTTTCAATTCAGACAACACCATGTACCTGCACTCGCTCGATGCGGCCAAGAAGGAAGGCGCATTGGTTATCAGCGCTTCAGTAGAGAGCGCCAAGTGGGAACTTGAGCGTGACACAGGCATGAAGATGTTCAAGAAGTGCGGCATAGCCGTGCCGCCAGTCAAAAACTTTTCCAACTATGATGACGCTATCCGCTACGTCAAAAAGGAACAGCGGCGCTTTGTCTCGAAGCCTTCAGGTGATGCGGACAAGGCGTTGTCCTATGTCGCCAAGTCTCCCGCCGATATGGTCTACATGTTGGAGCGCTGGAAAAAAGCCCAGAAGCTCAAAGGAGACTTTATCCTGCAAGACTTCATTGGTGGCGTAGAGATGGCCGTGGGCGGCTGGTTCGGACCGCACGGGTTCAATGTAGGCTGGTGCGAGAACTTTGAGTTCAAGAAGCTGATGAACGACGACAAGGGCGTTGCCACAGGTGAACAAGGTACGGTCATTCGGTATGTCCGCAACAGCAAGCTTGCAGAGACCGTGCTGGCACCGCTCGAAGATGAGTTGGCAAAGGTAGGGTATGTCGGGTATATAGACGTGAACTGCATCATTGACGACGAGGGCACCCCTTGGCCGTTAGAGTTTACGATGCGCCCCGGCTGGCCGACATTCAACATTCAGCAGGCGCTACACGAAGGAGATAGTGTAGAATGGCTCAGAGACCTAGCGGAGGGCCGCGACGCCCGAAACACGACACTGGACACGATAGCCCTCGGCGTCGTGCTCTCCGTGCCGGATTATCCATACTCGCACTTGACGAAGAAGGAAGTGGTGGGGACGCCAATCTACGGGATCAAGCCGGGGATTTGGGAGAACCTGCACCCATGCGAGATGGCGATGGGCATGGCGCCAATGGAAGTGGGCGAGACGATCATAACCTCTCCGATCCCAGTGACGGCGGGGGATTATGTGCTGGTGATGTCGGGGACGGGGGAGACGGTGAGGGAAGCAAAGCGCAGGGCATACCGTCGCTTGGACAACTTGATAGTGCCCAACTCCCCTATGTGGCGGACGGACATTGGGGATCGCCTGTCAAAGCAATTACCCAAAATACAAGCGATGGGGTTCGCGAAGGGGATGTTGTACTCGACAACAGCGTAATGCTCACACGCCTTACAGGCAAAGCGCTACGCAAGATCGAAACCATTCTCGACATAGAACTTGATCCAAGCGACGAAGAGTTTGGTACGTTGTTGAGAGCCCAGCTCGCGGGCTCTCAAGCTATCCTAAACAGTCAGATCAAGGTTGACGAGCAGCAGTTCCGACGGCAGCAGGAAGATCGACTGCCCCAGCTCCTGAAGATAATACTCGAGGAACAGGCCGCGCAGAGGGCGCAGCGCGTTCTCTGATCTGGTTCCCTACAAGTTTGGCATACCCGGCGATGTCATCCCAGTGATCGGCTTCGTTCGGGTTGCCTGCCAGAATGCGGCCGATCTTGTGCGCGATCATTTCCAAAGCTTCTTTATCTGAATTGGTGAGAGACAACCAATTCACGGTGTCCTTCATCACATTTTTGATGCGCTGAGTGTATTGCGCGTGCTTGGCAAAATCGCCGTGTGTCTTTGCACGGTCTTCTAATATCTTCTCGATGCTCATGCTACTTGCTCCTTCTTCACTTCAGCCAACACCCCAGTCAATAAAGGATGCTCTGAATTTAACTCGACACAGGGCACCTGCCCCGTTGCCATGTCCGTGCCCGCTGATAAAGTGATATATCGAGACGGGTTGATAAGCAGGCCCTTTGCCTTCAAGTCGTCCATTAAGTCTTTCCATGTTTGCTCTTGCTCTTGCATCCATGTCCGCAGGGCTTTAACCTCGATAAACATTTTGCCTGACGACACTTCTTGCCGGATAATCAAGCTGCGAGTGGGCAGTTTAATCGGAAGCTGCTTTTGTTTTGGCACAAATGGGCCGGGCATAACCAAAGTGCTTTGCAGGTTATCGGACAGAAAGCGAGCAAGCATGTGGCTGGGCTCATCCGCACGGCCGCGGAAGGATGCCGTGTCTTCATTGAACAATCGTTCCTGTGCCCAATCAATAATGCGATCAGTGCTGATGTCGAGCAATCCTAAATGCCGTACTACCAAGCCAGCAACGGCCACGCCCGCAAGCCAACGGGCAACGAAGCGCTGGTCAGAGGCAAGGCCATGCTTTTTGATAAGGTCTTCCCTTATCTGGGGCAGGCAGTTCTTTAAATAGGTCATGTTGGCGGGCTGTAGGACAGAGCGCATAAACAACTCGCCCGCAAAGCCCGCGTTATCGTCCATAGCATCCTTTAAAGCATCGCCGCGCCAGTGCTGAGCGTTCTTTGGAATGTCCACAATGAACTCCACAATGCGGCCAGCCATAGCTTCACCGTTCTTTGCAGCGCGAAGAGTGTCCACGAGGCTTGTGTTGGAGCCCGCAATCATAATCGTCTGCCACGATGCGCCCATGTTAATGAGCGTGCCGTCTGCGGCACCGCGTTGTTTGTCGCGGCCTTCGGTAAATATTTGGATTTCTTCTCGCAGGGCTTCGGGATCACGCTGGGTGTACTCGTCGCGGATCACAGGCAGATTGCCCATAACACCAGTGACAATACCACGGGCGACACGAGTGTCGCTATTGGTCTGCTTCATAGCCTCCAACCTGCCCCACACAGACGCCGCCGCGCCCAGAGCCGTGCTCTTGCCTTTACCGCCTTGGCGGGAGATTAAGGAAAGGATTGCGCCGCCTTCAGCGTGAGCCTGCCAGCGCATGAATGGCGCAGAGAACGATGTAAGGACTGCAAGCCCCTGAGCTTCAAAGCCCGGAGCAAACAACATGTCCGCGCTGTCCTTCCAAGCGGCCATAGAGCCACCCTTTTGCGCGCCCATACCTTTTGATCGGCGGCGAACTTCCTGCCCGCCCGGCACTTCCCTTACGTCCGTGGCGGTGTATAGGCGTTGCCCAATCAGGAACGATGTTTCATCGTCCTTCCAGCCAAACTGGTCGTACTGAGTTTGCGCCCGTCCTTGAGCGTTTAATTGATCCATGCTCTCTCTCACATACTGTTTGAACAGGTCGCCGTTATGTACGACTATGCCCCTGCCCATAACCTCGGCCACACCTGACGACCCGAACAAGGTCTTGAGCGGCACGATAGAATGTTGCCAGCCCTCATGCGGGGGCTTGTGCTTCAGCACGATAGAATGTTGCTCGGCGTTCAATTCTGCACGGCTTATGGCCTCGACCACAACGGGATATTGCGTGATGCGCAGGTGAACGTCTTTACCGTCTTTCTCGCTTTTAAATACCAATGCGCCGCCAATATGGCAGAACGAACCCACGACGGGCAGGGTTGCTTCCTCCTCTGCAAAGCTTTTAGCAAACTCGATCTGGGCAGGGGTAGCCTTTGGTGCGCCGCGCCCCAGCTCTACAGGGGAAGTGATTGTGCCGCGCAGTGGGCAGGATTTGCAACGATTGTTTAACCCGTTAAAGTGTTCACAGGTGGTGGGGCCGGACAACGCTTTTGCAGCAGCAAGTTTTTTGTCGGTCTCAGCGGGATCGTAACGTTCGTCTCCCGTGCTCCAGTCGTGAGCGACATCGTCTCCACCATCACAAAACGCGAGAACGGCCAATCCGGCTTTCCACTCCGGTTCAGGCATGACACCAAGGACGTCTCTGAAATGCCCAAGCTGTGCACATAGGTCTGCAACTTGGTGTGGATTGGAGGGGATGCTGTCGTGCACGTGAGCAAGGGCAGCAAGCTGACCAGACATAGGCTTCGCATTAGGTTTTTCCTTTACAACAATTTTCAGCATTGAGAACGCGCTGATAGGGTAAGGTTCTACGTCTCCTCCCCAATCCACCACTCGCGGAGCGCTCGGGTCTTTGCGGTTATGAGCTCCCACAGGGCGCAAAATAG